TGGGAGAATAACCCACAACGTGGTAGAGCGAATAACTCAGCGGTTCTTCTTCGTCATAAGATCACTAAAGAATTCTTTATGGAACTTTGGAAACGAGTTGAATTATCAGGAGCTGGCGAACCCGGTATTTATTTCACAAACGATAAAGATTGGGGAACAAATCCTTGTTGTGAAATTGCACTTCGTCCATATCAGTTCTGTAATTTATGTGAGGTTAATGTTTCGGATATTGAATCACAAGAAGATTTTAACAAACGAGTAAAGGCTGCGTCTTTTATTGGAACATTACAGGCGGGTTATACTGATTTCCACTATTTACGTGATGTGTGGAAGAAAACAACTGAGAAAGATGCGTTGATTGGAGTATCAATGACAGGTATTGGATCAGGAACTGTATTGGGTTATGATATGACAGAAGCCGCTATTATTGTAAATGAAGAAAACGAGAGAGTGGCAAATATGATTGGTATCAATCCTGCAGCAAGAGCCACTACGGTAAAACCTGCGGGGACAACCTCATTAACTCTTGGTACTTCATCAGGTATTCACGCTTGGCATAATGATTATTATGTTCGTCGTATTCGTGTAGGAAAGAATGAACCTATTTATTCTTACTTATCTGAAAATCACCCTGAATTGGTTGAAGACGAATATTTCAGACCACACGATACCGCGGTTATTTCTGTTCCACAAAAAGCACCTGAAGGGGCAATCTTGAGAACAGAAAGTCCATTCCAAATTTTAGATCGTGTTAAAAGGGTTTCTCAAGAGTGGATTAAACCTGGTCACAGAACAGGATCTAATTCACACAACGTATCTGCAACTATTTCATTGAAAGAAGAAGAATGGGGACTTGCTGGTGAATGGATGTGGGAAAATAGAAAATTCTATAACGGATTATCGGTCCTACCTTATGATGGGGGCAGTTACATCCAGGCACCATTCGAAGATATTACGGAAGAAAAGTATCACGAGATGGTTGACAAACTTCACTCAATTGATTTATCTAAGGTTATTGAAACTCAAGATAATACCGATTTAAGTGGTGAGTTGGCTTGTGCTGGCGGGGCTTGTGAAATTAAATAATTTATTAAACCAATTAACAAAGGGTGGGTGACCACCCTTTTTGTCATTTTAGATAATATGATTAAAATTATTTTTAGAATATTGATTTTATCCAACATTATGGATTATATTTATATAACTTACAAGAAAAATTTAAGATGGAATTAAAGGTTATATCTCTATTTTCGGGTTACGGAACTCAGGAATTAGCATTGAAATATGCAAATATTAATCATGAAACGATTGCGAATTGTGATAATTTTAAAACAGCAAATATCGCTTATGATTCACTACATAAAACGACTCATGGTAATTTGGGTGATATACGAGAAGTAAATGAAAATGCCCTACCTGATTGTGATTTTATGTCGTATTCATTCCCTTGTCAGGATATTTCAATATCTGGTATTCAGAAGGGAATACAGGAAGGCACTAGAAGTGGATTGTTATATGAGGTTGAACGACTACTTGGTATTAAAAAACCAAAGTATCTTATGATGGAAAATGTTAAAAACCTCGTATCAAGTAATCACATGGATAAGTTTCAAACCCACATTCAATTTTTGAATGACATTGGATATGGTTGTCATTGGTTAGTATTAAATGGTGCTGATTTTGGATGCCCTCAGAATAGAGAACGTGTTTTTATGATGTCTGTTTTGGGTAGTACAAATGAGGAAGTTAAGGAGATTATGACGAGTGTATTAAAACATAAAAAAGACAGAATTAGTATGAGTGGATTTTTGGAAGAGGAAGTCCCTAATGAATTATATATTGATTGTGAATATGAACCACATACACCAACAACAAAAAGTGTGTGTAGACTAGTTGGTAGAAGAACGGATGTTAAATATGATCAAGCAAGAAGAGTTTATTCGCCTGAGGGTTGTTCACCTTGTTTGACAACAACAGGATCACCACAAATTCTTACGAACGATGGTAGAGTTAGAAAAATCACCGCAAGAGAAGCGTACAGGTTTATGGGGGTTAAAGACGAAGATATTGATAATTTAGTATCTACCGATATTAGTACTCAAGCGCACGTTGCCCTTGCTGGTAATTCAATATGTGTACCTGTTATGAAAGCAATATTTACGGAGTTCTTTGCCGAATATATTACTGAAGAGAGTAAAGAAACTTTAATGATGAATAATATTTAATAAATAATAACGATATGATTAAAACAATTTTTAGAGTTTTAATATTACCTTTTATTGTGTATTATTTATATAACTGGCATGTAGCCGTTTATCTAAACCTTAATTGTATAACCCATGAGTGGTTTTATTTAGGAGGAGTAATTTATGAAGGAATTTATAGAAGGAAAACACTATTATCTGGATGGTGGAAAAGTAGTATTCACTGAGCAATATCATTTGGATAGAGGATCTTGTTGTGGATCGGGATGTCGTCATTGTCCTTATGGTGATGAAGTTAGAGAAATTGCAATGAACAAAAGAAAAGTTGCAACAACTACGTATGAAAAAATACAGGAAATAAAAAAGGAGTTAGGACAATAATACTTTTCGTAAGTGGTGTATTTATAAAATATGGCAAATGGTATAACATATGGTATTAATTTCCCGTTTAGGGACTCCTTTAACGGGAAGTATCTTGACTTATCGGATACTAGTAATGAAGAGATAAGAAGTGATTTAATTCATTTACTATTAACTCGAAAAGGTAGTAGATATTTTTTACCTGAATTTGGAACTAGATTATATGAATTAATTTTTGAACCGATGGATGGACCGACATTCGCAAGTATTGAAGATGAAATTAGAAAGTCTGTTGAACAATTTATACCTAATTTAAGAATTAATAAAATCACAATAACGGCAGCATCCGATGAGGAAGAGACGTTATTAGTATCTAATATTGGTAACGTATTTAATCAAGAACTATATATACCAAATCAAGCAACCTCTGAATATACTGCGAGAGTTAGGGTTGACTTTACTGTTACCTCAGACGTATTTAATCCAAGTGATTTTGTGATTATCAATATTTAATAATATGGCAAATAGAAAAATATCATATGTTCCTCGAGACTTTCAAGGGTTAAGAGATGAGTTAGTTGGATATGTAAGTACATATTATCCTGAATTACTTCAAAATGTTAATGATGCTGCATTATTTTCAGTATTTTTAGATTTAAATGCTGCGGTGACAGATAATTTACACTATAATATTGACAGAAGTATTCAAGAAACGGTACTTCAATATGCGCAACAAAAAACATCAATATATAATATTGCTAGAACCTATGGTTTAAAAATTCCTGGACAAAGACCATCAGTCGCTCTTGCTGATTTTTCAATCACGGTTCCAGCTTTTGGTGATAAAGAGGATATTAGATATTTGGGGTTGTTGAGAGCTGGATCACAAGCGGTTGGATCAGGTCAGGTTTTTGAATTGGTAAATGATTGTGACTTTTCATCACCATTTAATTCTGAGGGATATCCAAATAGGTTAAAGATTCCAAATTTTGATCCAAATGGTAATTTAATCAATTACACAATAACTAAACGTGAGGTTATTGTTAATGGTATTACAAAAGTTTTAAAGAAGGTAATAACAACATCAGATGTTAGACCTTTTTTAGAGGTGTATCTTCCTGAAAAGAATGTTTTAGGTGTTACGGCAATTATTCAAAAAGATGGAACATCATATGTTAATACACCATCTAATCAGGATTTCTTAACTTTGGAGGGTAAATGGTATGAGGTTGATGCGTTAATCCAAGATAGAGTTTTTATTGAAGATCCGACAGTAACATCTGACAATCCTGGTGTTAAAGTTGGTCAATATATACAAACAGATAATAGATTTATTACTGAATATACACCTGAAGGTTATTTTAAAATAACATTTGGTGGTGGTACAAATTCTGCGGAAGATCAACTAAGAGAATTTACAAGGTTGGGAGTTCCGATTAACTTATCAAACTATCAAAATACTTTGGCTTTAGGTAACGCACCAACGGTTAATACAACATTCTTTATTCAATATAGAATTGGTGGTGGTTTATCTTCAAATATTGGTGTAAGTGCTATTAATACTCTTGGGACTGTTGATTTTAATGTTGTTGGTCCTTCACAGGATATTAATACATCGGTAGTTAATTCTTTAAGAGTTAATAATGTTACTGCGGCGGTTGGTGGGGCAAACCAACCCAACATTGAAGAAGTTAGAAATTTTGTATCATATAATTTTGCAGCCCAAAATAGGGCGGTAACCGTAAATGATTATGAAGCAATTATTAGAAAAATGCCATCAAAGTTTGGGGCACCTGCTAAAGTTGCGATTGTTGAAGAAGATAATAAAATAAAGATACAAATATTATCCTATGATACGACCGGTAAATTAACTCAAACGGTATCAAACACTCTTAAAAATAATTTAGCAACCTATTTGTCAAATTATAGAATGATGAATGATTATGTTCAGATTGATGTTGCTGAAGTTCTAGATTTGGCGATTGATCTTTCAGTTGTTTTGGATGGATCCCAAAATCAAGGTGTGGTAATCTCAGCGATTATTGATTTAATATCAACATATATGAACCCACTAACAAGACAATTGGGTCAAAATGTATTTGTTTCCGATATAAACAGACTAGTTCAAGCACAAAATGGAGTTATTTCCGTTTCTGATATTAGTTTTTATGGTAAAGTGGGTGGTGAGTATAGTTCATCAGAAACTTCACAACCATATGAAGATGACTCGACTAAAAAAATCGCACTTGTGGACCAAACAATATTTGCAACACCATCAC